TGGTGTCCTTCGGCTGGTAGTCGCACGAGTAGATCGTCGTGCTTGCCGCGTCGACCAGGGTGATGACGCCGGTCTGCATGACCTGCGCGCACATCAGCTCCACCGTGCGGCGGATCATCTGCTCGAACTTGCGCGTCGCACGGAAGGCCGCATCGGCCGCCGCGAGGGCGAAGTTCGGGTCGGTGAACGGGTCGACGCCGGGGGCGCGCTTCATCAGCTCGCTTGCCGGGATCGTCGTCTCGTACTTGAGCACGGCGGGGGTGAACCCCTTGTTCACGTACTTGGTCAGGTCGGCGCCACGGCGGCCGCTGGTCATGTTCAGCACCGGGACGGCGATGTCTTCGTCGTCGCGGATGATGTCGATCTCGACCAGTTCCGACTTGTGGAAGTTCTGCTCGGGGGCGCGGAACAGACTCGTGAAGAAGTCCGTCGGCTCCGGGCTCTGGTAGTAGCGTTCGATCAGTTTGGTGGTGGAAGTTCCGGACATGGTGGTTTCCCTTCGGTGCGTGCTGCTGGTGAGGACGCACCGCCGCGGACCCGCGCCTCGCGCAGGTCAGGCTTGCGACCCTCGATCTGCTATCGGGCCTCGCGGGCCCTCAGTTGGGGCCCGGCGCCACTCCGCAAGCGGGAACGCCGGGCCGGTTACGGTTGCGGTCTACGAGGCTCCGTTGTCGAGGACGGAGAGTTGCGTGCGGGTCGTGGCGACGATCCCGTTGTCCTTGAGTTGGTCCAGGATCTCGTCGGTGATGCTGTCGCCCGCCACGGTGACGAGCGCGGTTCGGTTGACCTCGCCGCCCACGATCGCCTGGTAGGCGACGTTGCCCGAGCCGGTCGAGGTGTAGGCGGCCGGCATGACGGCCACGGGGTCTTGCGCGCCGTTCGTCCCGCCGACCTCGAACTTCACCAGCGGAGTTCCGCTCTGCGCCGCGGCAGTCGCGGTGATGACGTCGCCGGTATCCCAGGGGGTTCCGCCGCCGGCCGTCACGGTCACCTTGAGGCCGAGCGCGGCGAAGTACAGGTGGTCAGAGGCGGCCACGGTGGTGAACGTCTCGCGCCTGCCGGTCTTCGGGGAGACGGCGGTCCAGGTACCAACGCCCACCGACAGGGTTCCGGCGGTGATGACGTACGCGCCCACTTCGAGCGTGCAGTACGCGGCCGCAGTCGCCACGCCGGTGTAGGTGCTCGTCCCGGCGCGGGTGTAGGCGACGGAGACGGTGTCGCTCACGAGTTTGCGCCCGAGGATGGTGCCGAGGGCGTAGGTGGCCACGCCGGCGAAGTAGAGTAGATCGTCCTCGCGGTACTTCGCCCCTTCGAGAGCGACCGCAACCGTGCTGCAGGTGGTGATGGTGGGGTTCGACATGTTCGTGCTTTCCTTCTGTCGCTGACGGTTGCGCGACTACTTGGAGACCTTGCAGTCCCGGGATTCCATGAGGGCGACGATCTCGTCGCCGAGGTCGGAGGTGCTTGCCTTCGGGGTGACGCCGTCGAGGGCGGCGCCGGCGAGAGCGTCGTCAGCCTGACGAGCAGCGCCTGCTTGCTTCTTGGCCATCGCGGACCAGTACTCGGAATCGAGCGTGTCGCTCGCCTTGGCGCCGGAGCGGATCGCCTTGAGCGCGATATCCAGGGCGCCGGCCGCCTCGCCCTTGTTCAGGTGTCCGACGACGCGGTCGCGTTCCTTGGCCTCGGCATCCGAGGCGATCTCCGCGCAGATATCTGGGTGTTGTAGCTTCAGCTCTTCTTTGGTCATGACGTGACCTTTCCGGGTGGACCCGCCTGCGGCGGTCGTCTGGGTTTCTGTCTCCGCCGCGACGGGGGCCGCGGTCCCCGCACCGTCGGCCTCTGCCTCCGGCGCTGAGTCTGTTTCCGCCCTGGCGCGCGTCACGGCGCGCAGCTGCGGCTTGCGGACGGTGTCGATCATGCCGCGCCGCTTGGCCTCTGCCGCAACGAAGACGCCGCCGCGGCCGAAGGTCTGGTTCACGTTCGACACGGTCGTATCGCGGTTCGTCGCGATCGAGTCGGCGAAGAGCGCGTGCAGGTCGTCGAGCTCGGCGCGGACCACGGCCTGGCCCTCGGGGGTCGTGACGTCGGGGCGCTTGTTCGGCGCCTCCGTGCTCGTGATCTCGATCCGCTTCTCGTCGATCGCGAAACTCGTCACCACGCCGATCGAGCCGAACTGTGCGGCCGGGTTCGTGGCCTCGATCTTCCCGCCGGCTGCGGCGATGGCGTAAGCGGCCGACGCCGCCATGTCCGAGACCACGACGCTCTTCGGCTTCCCGAATGCCTCCAGATCGCCGAGCGTGTCAAACAGCCCGGCGATGGTGCCGCCCGGGGAGTTGATCTTGAGCACCATTCGCTTGACGGACGGATCGTTCGCCGCCATGGCAACCGCGGATCGGATGTCCTGGTAGGACGTCTGCTCGTAGCCAAGCAGCCACAGGATGAAGCTTGGGGACTTCGTGAGGACGCCGGAAATCGCCACCTCGGCAGTGTCACCGGCCACGAGTAGGTTGCGCGGGCCCTGGACTGCCGCACTTGGCTCGCCGGCCACCGTTGCCTCGAATGCAGCGCGGGCCTCTGCGTTCATCACCAGGCCGGGGGCGGCCAGGCGGGCGCGCATGTCACGCGCGCAGTCGTCGGAGATGAGCCACATGGCCTGATCCTTCCTTCTCGTCTTCGTCCTCGTCGGACTTGTCCGGGTCGTCTTCGTCGTCGCGGTCCGGTGGCGCACTCTGCACCGGGGCCACCGGCGCGACTGGCTCCGGCTGCCCGATCGCCTGCACCTCGGCGAGCAGCTTCCGCTCGCGGCGCTGCTCACGCATGACCTTCGAGAACTTCATCCCGTCGGATTCGCGGCACGCGCGGGCGTAGGTAATGAGCCCCGCTTCGAGCTTCTCTCGCAGCGCCTTGGTGGACTTGAGCGGATCGACTGTCGGCTTGACCTGCCCTGCCCAGTCCGAGGCCAGCCACGCGGCGAGACGGTCGTACGCGAGCGGATCGTTCCAGACCTTGAACAGCTCCTCTGCCGCGATCTTCCGGTTGATGACTTCGGAGTAGAGCCACTCCGCGTAGACCGGCTTGCAGAACTGCTGGCCGTGGAATGTCCGCGCCTTGGTCAGGTACAGCTTGAACTCGTTCAGCGCCGCCTGCGACGCGCTATAGTTGTTGCTGAAGCCGAGCATCAGCACTTCGGGCGGGATCTCGTTCGCCCATGCGACGCCGCAGAGAATCGCTTCCTCGAAGTCGCCGAACTTCTCGTCCGTGCCCTGCGAGTGATGCGCGACGAGTTTCTCGCCAGGCTTCAGGACGTCGATGAACAGGCCCGGGATGTGCTCCGCGGTGTTGAACGATCGCTCGTCGCCGTGGCTGTCCGTCGCCGTCTCGGTCCCCTTGCGGGTCGCCCCGCCACCGGCCACGCGGGTCGGGGACGTGACGGGCTGATCGCGCTCGACGGACCCGACGATCATGCCGTTGGCCGTGGCCTTGCGCTGCACGGCGTCCCGGTAGCGGTCGATCTCCTTGACCGACTGCAGGACGAGCGAGAGCAGGGGTTGGCCCCGGACGTCGTCGAGGCGCTTGTCCGTGCCGTACAGGAGCCAGGCCAGGCGCTTGCCGCTCTTCGGACCCCACGCCGGGATGCGCTCAAACTTGCCCGACGGCTGCAGCACGAAGTAGGCGACCTGGCGCTTGTTCGCGTCGAGCTCCACGCCGTAGCGAACGATGTTGACGCCGGCACGGTCGATGTAGCGATCGGTCGGGGTCTGTACGTTCGAGGCGTTGATGAGCTGGATTCGCGGGAGGCCCGTGCTCTGGTCCCGGCGCATGGCGACCAGGACGTCGCCAGCGACGAGGGCCTCGAGACGGGCTAGCGCCTGCAGTTCGCCGAAGCTGTGTTGCTCCTGGTGGTCGCACAGGTAGGGAGTGTCTGCCCAGAGTTGGAAGCGGGTCTCGACCTCTTCGGTCCAATCATCGAGCGTGCCAGGTTCCATGCCGAGGATCGATTCCTCGGGGCATGCTTCGAGGTGCAGACCCGTGTTGATCTCGTTCGTGACGAGGCGCCGCACGAGTCCGCGGGCATACAGGTTGCGGAAGAACAGATCCGCGCTGCGCATCCGGAGCGTGTAGAAGTCCGGGTAGAGCAGGTCCGTGGCACCCCAGCCGCCGGGGTATTTCTCCCCGTCCCACCATGCGCTGCGCACGACCGGATTCGGCATGGTCGTAACCGACGCCGCCGGAAACGGATCAGGCAGCACTTCGACCCGCACGTGCTGCGGTCGCAGGAAGTCGAGGATGCCCATGGTCAGAATCCGGGGATTACGTGCTGCATGCCATCGGTGCCGCCGTCGTAGAGCGCGGTCCACTCGGTGATCTGCGTGTAGAGTTCGGCGCGCAGGTTTCGCAGCTCGGTCAGGTTGGCGCGAGTGACGGTCTGCCTCGACTGGCCGGTGTCTAAGGAATAGTGTTGCCCCGACAGAACCGCAGTGATCGCGTTGTCCGTCGCCAGAAGCTGCACCTTGAGCGCGGCGATCCGTGCCGCGATCTCGGCAGTGGTGAATGCGTCAGTCACGGACTATCCAGTGGTGCTGAAAGGTTGCTCGGCGGCGAGGTGATTCCAGAACGCCGTCGGGTCTACTGCTTCAAGTCCCAGATCCTCGCGGCACACGTCGTCGGCGATGATGTCGACCGCGGCGTTTGCATAGACCGCGAGATCCCAGAGCTCGTTATCGCTGCCGGCGGGGCGCTGCCAGAAGTAGCCGACGACTCGGCGGGTCTTCGGCTCGAGTCGTTCCCGCTTGACCTCGCGCGTCAGTTCCTTGAGTTGCGCGTCCGTCACGTTCGCTGGGGCGTTGAACATCCCGTCCGGTTGCAGCGACAGACCATCCCACTGCCGCCGGAGCGAGGCGCTCAGCCGATCCTTGTAGAGGTCGACAGTGAGCATGAATGCCCGCTGCCCGAGCGTTGTCGTGAAGTCCGAGAACTCGCGGACCCGCGAGCCCTTGATCGGCGCGTCGGTCCCCTTGATCGGGTAGACCTGGGACTCGTAGTCCGAGCAGAACCGGTAGACCTGGTCGGTTAGGTAGCCCGAGTCGATGAGGGTTACCGTGATCCGGTACCGCCGCCCGTCGTCGGCCACGTAGGTCCGTGACTCGATGAGCTCACGCAGCCGGCACCACGTCCCCTGGTCGTCGAGCTGCGCCGGGTCGCCCTGGAAGCGCCAGTAGTCGACCAGGAACGAGCGCCGCCCACGGCACCAGCCGAACACGGCCACTGCGAGGTTGTCCGCGTGCACGTCGACGGTGCAGGTCAGGAACAGAACGGGACTGCCGCAGTGCTCCTCTGCCCAGCCGTTCGGAATCTCTCCGAACGAGTAGCGCGAGCGACGGTGCTCGGAGACGACCGCGAAGAGGACCTTTTCGCCGTGCGCCTCCCAGGGCTCACCCAGGACGTTGTTGTAGAACTCCTGGAGCTTTCCGAGGTCACGCGGGCAGTCCTTGACGACGTCCCACGCGGCGAGCCACTGCAACACGCACGCTTCCCATGTGTGCATTCCAGGCGGAGAGAGCAGGGCCGGGATGTGGTAGCTGCGCAGGTCGGGCGCTGACGGTTCCGCGGTGGGACGCCACTCCGCCCCGTGCTCTGGCGCGAGTAGCTGCGTCTTGTCGTCGTTCGTGTGGGCGTGGCCGCATGCCTCGCACAGGTAGCGGACCGAACCCGGCACGAGCCGGCCGTCCTTCATCTCCCAGACGATCCCGG